TCTTATACATTGTGCCATTTGCAGCCATACAATTACCATCAGACATATCTACTTTCTTGTCTAGTAGTTCATCTATCAAAACATCTTTACGGTCATCTAGTATTGTTTCTGGTGAGATATTATACTGCATAATCAAATGTGGATATAGTGAGTTCAAATCAAACGATACTACCCAATCATGGAAACCAACAGTAGGTTCTTTTACATATGCACCAACAAGTTCTTTGGACTCTGGGTTCATATCACGCACAGGTACAATTGTATTTGTTTTTAATAGTTCGTTGTATATGATAGTGTCCCACATACGAACCTGTGAGAATACATCTTCATAATTTACTTTGGCATTGTATGCCATTGTGATTGCAAGTTCTATGAGTTGTAATCTATCTTCTAGTTTATCAACCAGTTCAACATCTTGTATATTATAATCTATGAATGATTGTATATCATTTTGATACCATTCTTTGAAAGTATCATATGGGTTGTCATCTTTCTTTTCACCAAGTTCTACTTCACCAATGTGATCTAGTTTATAACTCTCTTGGTTTCTAATTGTAAATTTTTGATAGAGTTGTAGGTAATCTAATTGTGCAATACCATGTAGTCTGAAATAAGTTTGTGTCTTACCCATATAGTAAGTATTATCTTCCATAACTTGATTCCAAGGCGACATTCTATTCTTCACACTTTCACCAAGTATCTTTTCTATTCGTCTTACCAAATATGGTATATCAAAGTATTTACTATTCCAACCTGTAAGTATGTCTGGTGTATATTCACGCCAGAATTTTATAAACTTAATAAGTAAATCTTTTTCATCAACACATTTTATATAATGCACATTGTCTTGTTTGGTTGTGTAATCTGCAATACCCCAAACAAGTATTTGTTTTTTAACTTGGTCTTTTACAGTTATACAAATCATTTTTTCTGCACAATCTGCCACACTAGGAAAACCATGTTCACTTTCTACCTCGATATCTATTGTATAGATACGAAGCATATCTTTATCGTATTCTACTGTGCCAGGATAATTGTCAGAAATATATTGATATTGAAATCTATCTGTACCATAAACAAAGTTCTTATGGTCTTCATATCTTTTAATCGCTTGTCTTGCCTCTCTTACTGTATTATAAGATTTAGGCATAAGACCTTTGCCATCTAAAGAGTTATGGGTGCATTTACCTTTGTATGGAAAATATAGACGAGGTTGGTATTTTATCTTTTCAGAAAATCTTTCACCATTTTGAAAACCTCGTATGTGTAGAAAATCGCCATGTGGCGTTATGTTAGTATAAAAATGCATTATATAATTATATCAGGTTTTATGTAAAAAGTCAAGCGTCAAAATAAGTTTTCAATACATCTAATTGTTCTTTGTATTTACCAATGTGGTTTAATTCTTTTTCTATTGTTTCAGTAATATCAGAATGTTCACCTATACCAGTTGTATTGTTTAGGTAAACATCTACATTGGCTTTGTGTTTAGCAATTTGTCCTTCGGCGTGTTGTCTAAGCGCCTGTAGTAGTTGTTGTTTCATTTTTCTCCTCTGTAGGTTTCTTACCAATATTATATTTTGGTTCTAATATCCATTCGTTCTTTTCTTTGAATGGTAATACTTTTATTTGTGATAGAGGTGCTGTTGATGTTATCTCACCAACAAGTTCTATCAATCCCCAATCACTTAATAACTTACCAATCGTATTTCTTCTTTCGATATCATTGGCAAATATATTAGCGGTCTTGCCATCTAGGGCAAAGAGTTCTTTAAAATGAACAATAAAATATCTACCTTGTTTATGTAGTATATGACAAGATTGATATATCTTCCGTTCTTTTCTACTTGCAACACCTATTCGTGTAAGTGTCTCTCTAATTTTTAGGAAATCGTCTGGCTCTTTGATTTTCACCTCGAGCATTTGATCTGGTTTCCATTCTATAACTTCACTCATTTTTTCCCACCTTTATATAATCTCTCTTTTATATAATCAATCTGTGATTTGGTAAGAATGTTGAGAGCCTCACTTGCTTTCTTATTTGAGTAGCCATAGTATTGTTTTATAACATCAATATCTTTTAACTTACTCGCCTTTAACCACTTACTAAATCGTTTCTTATTTCTTATAGTATTTAGTAGAAACGAAAATTGCATGTGTTTTGAGGCATGATGTAACCTATTCATTTCGTTAGCATACATTACCGTATCAGAAAAGTATGATAGACCTTTGTTGATAATGAATGGTGGGTATTTCTTTTCCCAATCTTTATCGTCAGTATCTAGTAACTTTTCTTTCGACCAGTTGATTGCGGTAAGGTAATTAGTAAGTTTATACTCACTCATTTGAATTTACACTCACCCATTATTTCTGTTAAACATGCCACCATATTTAACTCTGGGTCAGCCACAAATGCATTTTTATATTGATACTCTGCCAGTAGTATGACCATTGGTGGTATACTTTCTGGTTTCATAGTATTATAAAAATTTTGATATAGGTCTTTGAATAGTCCTGCAGGGTCTTGGTCGATATTATCTACTACCCATTTTCTCATATCACCAAAGTGTCTGTTCTTTAATGCCTTGGATAATGATTGTAGATTTGCTTCAGATATTGTTACAAGAATACCAGTATCTATTTTACCAGATACAGAATATCTTTGTAATTCGTTTATCGTTCTTCTAAAGTCAGGATAATATTTGATGATTAATTCTGCAACAACTTTAGGATCGAACTCTATATTTTCTTGTTCTAAAATTGTACATAATCTTTTATGAAATAAACCAGCAAGTTGTTCTTTATCTTTATTCTGTATTTGAAAATTAATTACAGTACACCTAGAATGTATCGCAGGTATAATTTTGTTTTTGTAATTACATGTAAATATAAATCTACAGTTATTACTAAATGTTTCAATAAAGTTTCTTAATGCAGGTTGCACGGACTCAGCATTCATGTAATCTGCCTCGTCAACAATAACAACTTTTGGTTTATCACTTTCGTTTAGTGATACTGTACTGGCAAAATTTTTGATTTGATTTCTTACAACATCAATAGATCGACCTTCGTCAGAACCATTGATGACCATAACATCACAACCAAGTTCATTACATAATGCTTTCGCTACAGTAGTCTTACCTGTACCTGCTGTGCCAGATAATAATAAATTTGGTATCTCACCTTGATTGAGTATAGACTTGAAAGTCTTTTTAATCTCAACGGGTAAGATACACTCGTCAATCGTAGAAGGTCTATACGCTTCTACCCATAATGTGTTGTCCATAATTATCCCTCATACTTACTTGTATTCTCTAACGCAACCCAATATTGTAGGGCTTTGTTCTTATGTTTGAAATTAGAAATAAGTTTAGATGATATATGAACAGTATAATCACCAGGTAACATTTTAAGATGTTCAGTTTTAAAATGAAAGTCAAACGATTTGTTTGTATCACAAACGCCAACTTTTACACCGTAAGTGTTCGCTGTTTCGTTCTTCTTATCTATCGCGGACATCATTATATCACCACTCATAGATTTAACAGATATGTCTGGTAATTGTAACATCGCGGCTGCCTTTTTAACTTTAATTAGGTCTGCCTCAGTAAGTGTAAACTCTACCTCTGTGTCAGGCATTTTTACATCTTTTTGTGGGGTAGTTAAGATAGAAGCGTCAGCGAAGAAATATTTGGACTTTGTAGAAGTACCTTCTTCATTGATTGTCATAAACTTTTCATCAAAAGTAAATGTTGGTTTACTGAATAAAGACATCATGCCTAAAAATTCAGATAGGTCGTATATGGCAATATCTTGCGGAAAGTCTTCTTCGACCTCTGCTGTTGCCAATATGTTTTTCATTGTTGAGATAGTCTTAATAGTTTTACCTGGGGTAATCATTAAGTTAGGATTTATCTCACTAAAGTTTTTAAGTATCTCTTTAGTATTATCACTTATTTTCATTATATAATCTCCTAGTCATTAGGGTTGTTTAACTTCTCTGCCATTGGGTTTTGAAGTGGTGCGTTGTCGTCCCATTTACCAATATCGTATTGTAGTAAATCATTATTCAAGTTACTACCATAATGGTCTTGGGACAATTGTATCATGGCATAGTGTATCACTTTAAAGAGGTCGTGTTTATTCTTACCTCTTTTCTTGCC